GCCGAGCGCTATCTACGACGACGGGCCGCTCCCGATCATCATCGGCGGGCCTCTTGACTTGACGCCGCACAACAGGAGACATCAGCCGGCGCATCTTGTCCGTTGTGCCGACTGCGGAACGAAACGACCATGAGCCGCGACAGAACCGCGACGCCAGAAAAAGCCGAAGCCCGGGCGATCTTCCTTCAAAAGCTCAGCGAGGGAGAAACCGTCGTAGACGCAGCGAGCTCAACCGACTTCGACCGGGCGACGTTCTACCGCTGGCGCGACTCAGACCCAAAGTTCGCAGCCGACTGGGAGATTGCCTACACGCACGGCACCGACGCGCTCGAAGCTGAGGCGCAACGCCGCGGCATGGCGGGGGTTGAGAAGCCGATCACTGTTGCCGGCCGGCGGGAAGTCATCAGGGAGTACTCGGACACGCTGCTGATCTTCCTGCTCAAGGCTCGAAGACCGGACAAGTACGCGAGGTTTGAGCGGCCCGTTGGCACCGTGGACAATCCGTTGACTGTGAAGGTGTCGCGTGACGCTGACGATCTCGCCGGAGTCGCTGAGGTCCTTGCCCGAGTCGGAGTACTCGCGGCTGGCAACGGCGCTCACGCCGCGAACAACTAACTACATCCCGGCAGACCACCTCTCGAAAGAGAAGCTGAGCGCGCAGCAGCGAGCGCTGCTCTGCCTATCCGAGCTGCTGCCTCTCGACACGCCTTCTGAGGTGTTGTACGGCGGATCGGCTGGCGGTGGGAAAACGGACGCGCTGCTGATGGCCGCGCTCCAGTACGTGGATGTGCCCGGCTACGCGGCGTTGATTCTGCGGCGCACGTTTAAGCAGCTTGCTTTGGCTGATGCGGCGATGGCTCGGTCGCATGATTGGCTTCGTCGAACGGATGCGAAGTGGCGCGGCGACGAGTACACATGGACGTTCCCTTCGGGCGCCACGCTGACGTTCGGACACTTGCAGCACGAGGACTCGAAGTACGACTATCAGGGTGCTGCGTTCCAGTTCGTCGGCTTCGACGAACTGACGCAGTTCACCGAGTCGCAGTACCTCTACCTTCACTCGCGCACACGTCGAATCGAGGGGTCGGAGATCCCGATTCGTGTCTGGTCGACGTCGAACCCTGGCGGGGTCGGGCACGGCTGGGTGAAAAAGAAGTTCATCGACGGCGACGCGCTTTACATTCCGGCGCGGCTATGGGATAACCGGAACCTCGACCAGCAAGCGTACGAGCAGTCGCTGTCTCATCTTCCCGTCGCGCTCCGCCAGCAGCTTCTCGAGGGCGATTGGGATGCGTTCGAGGGGATGGCGTTCGAGCAGTACGACCCGCAAATCCACTGCGTGCCGGCGATGCGGATACCGGATGAGTGGCAGCGGTTCGAGTCCTTGGATCACGGCACGACGAACCCGACGGTTGTGCTGGCGTGGTGTGTGGACTACGACGGCAACCTGATCGTGTTCGACTCCTACTACGAGTCGCGAAAGATCATCCCCGATCACGCGCCAGCGATCCTCGCGAAGCGTGCCGGGTGGTGGCCGAAGGACGAGAAGGGCTATCCGCTCGCATCGGTGATCTCGTACGCGGACCCGTCGATCTTCTCGAAGCACGGCCACGAGACGAAGCTCGGTGACCCTGCGTCGGTAGCAACGGAGTACGCGGAACATGGCATCGAGGGGTTGGTGCCAGCGAACAACGAGCGTCGCGCGGGCCGACTGCGGGTGGCGTCTTTGCTTCGCCCGAATGGTGAGCGTGTGTTTCCTGGTTGGCATCCGACGAGGGCGGGCGAGCCAGGTAGTCCGAGCTTGTTCTTCGTCCAGTCTCGCTGCTCGGAGTTGTGCGAGCAGGTTGCTGCGGCGCCTTTGCTTCCGATGGATTCGGGCAAGGAGGGTGCGGGGGAGATCATCGACCCGGATTGGGAAGGGGCTCACGGTCATGCTGTGGCGGCCTTGCGCTATGGCGCGATGAGCCGACCCGAGCCGTCCGACATGCCGAAGCAGGAGGAGCCTAATCCGCGGAAGCGTGCGCTTCAGGAGATTGTTGAGGCTGAGCGGGAGCGGGATTTCTGGGAGGACGAGGGCGAGTTGGACGAGTACGCGGACGCGACGAACTGGAGGTAGCGAGTGAACCTTGTGATCGAGCACACGGGCGATCCCGTCCTAGAAGTGGTGCCGGTATCAACGGCTCACACGATCACGGTTGCCGACGAGAAGAACAACCCAGTGGCAACGTTCGCGCTGCTTGGCGTGGACAGCATCGGCCTCGTGGACGAAGTGCAGTACTACAAGCGTGTGTTTCCTCCGTTGGAGGACGAACAGAACGAACCGCCCGAGGCTGTTCTGATCGGGCCGAACCTTGAGGAAAGGACGGACGATGTCGGACACGACGTTTGATCTGCGCGACGAGTGGACGCGGCAGGGGCACGAGCACGAGAACAGCATCATCGGCGCGAACGCCGAGGCTGCGGCGATCGAGCGGGCCCGGTCGAAGACGTGGGCGACGGTGTACGGGATGCAGCAGGCCGAGCGCGACGAGATCTCGGCGGTCAGGGACGAGAAGGTCGCCCAGGTCGCGAAGGGCGCGTCGCAGAAGGAGGCGATCGCCCATGTGGAGGGGAAGTTCGGGCTGATCGGCGAGGCTCCTGATCCGGCGTCGGAGGAGGAGCAGCGGAGGTTGGCGAAGGAGGCGCAGGCTGTCGCGAAGAGGCAGGCTGGCGGGTCGAAGTCGTCGAAGGATGGGCCGAAGTCGGGTTCGTCTGCGCCCGGGTCGACGTCGGCGTCTCATTCGTCGCCGAAGAAGTCGAAGGCGAAGGTGTCGAAGGCGAAGGGGAAGGTTGTGTCGCCTGCGGCGCAGTCGGCGTCCGAGGCGAAGCCGTAGCGATGAGTCATTTCGTCCGCGTTGAGAAGCCTGTCCTACCGCCAGGTCACTGCTTCACCTGTTTCGGCGGCCACGACTTGGAGCAGGTTGACACGCTCCGCGACGACGGCAACTGGCGTCTCTACGTCTGCTCGCGGTGCGTGACGGGGATGGCTCGCCTGTTCGGGATGCTTCCTGTGGAGGAGGTGGAGGCGTTGAGGGACCGGTTGGACGCGAACGAGCGGACGGTGGGCGAGCTGCAGGCGATGTTGGAGTTGGAGCGGAACAACAAGGTGTTGACGGTCTCGGACGCGGTTGCGTTGGTTGACCGGATTCGCGAGTCGGACGCTGCGAAGGCGTCTGAGCCTGCGGCGGCGTGACGAAGATCCCGAAGCCGAAGCCTGCGAAGACGCAGGTGGTTGCTCCTGCACGGTTGTCGGGGTATGCGACTCGGTGGGCGTTGATTCTTCCGGCGAGTCCGCCGAAGTTGCGGTGGCGCTGACGTGGATCCGATCAGGACCGCTTTGCGCCGGATCTACGACGACGCGAACCGCAGGGACTACGGCCGCCGTCCCCGGGACGATTTCGGCGCGCTCCTCGACGCGGCGGATGAGATCGCACTCGCGGCTGGGAATTCGTTGAAGGTGCCACCTTCGAGATTGTTCGTGCGTCCGGTGCGAGAACACGGGAAGTTGACCTTTGATCCGTTCGCGAGGCTTGATCCGTCGCAGGTTCAGGATCTCTCGCACGATGAGCGGTTTTTGCGGAAGCTGGTGGGTATGGGGCCGTTCTCGAACATGGAGCGTGTGCGTCGTGGGCTCAGGCCGTCGTACCCGCCGTTCCCCGGCGACAGGGGAGCGTGAGCGGGTGCCTGCTCGTTCTCGCGCCCAGCAGCGATACTTGGCCGCGAAGTTCGGCGTGGCGTGGCTGCGACGCCACCACTTCGACACGAAGGGGCCGTTGCCCGATCACATCGGCGTGGCGCTCAAGCATCGGAAACGGAGGCGCAGGTGAGGGACAGGGACCGGGAGAACGCAATCCGAAAGACGCTCTCGTCGGATGCGTTCCAGGGTGACGCGCCCGACCATGACGGCAACTGGACCGACGAGGACGTGCAGGTTTTGCTAGAGGAGATCGACTATTTGCGCGGCCAGTACGAGACTCTCCGCGCCCACGCCTCCGAGCTGAGACGTCGCGCGGAGGGTCCGGTCGAGTTCAAGCCGGTCGCCTGATGTTCCGCCGCGAGTCGTCTCGGGAGCGGGCGTTGCTTCGGTTGATCGAGCAGCAGCAGCAGATCATCCGGGAGCAGAACGACCGGCTGATGGTGCTGGCGGGGAAGCCGTGGAGTCTGCCGCCGCTCACCCTGGAGGAGGATGTTGAGTTGGAGCCGGCGGGCTATTCGGCGTTGGATGTGCTGCCGGACGAGTGGGGAGTGACGAGTGGCTGATCTTCTCGTAGGCGACGACCTCGTCAAGATCAGGCGGAAGATCCAGAGCGGCCTCGACGACCGCAAGAAGTACGAAGCCCTTTGGGAGGAATGTTTGGCCTTCGCCTCCGGCCGACAAGTCCGCTGGGTGACGACAAGAGGCGGGAGACGTGTTCTCGCGTCCGAACCGGCGAAACCAGGGGTCGAGCGGTACACGGTTGATCTTCTCGCCCAGTACCGGCAGACCGTCCACGGTGAGCTCTCACTCGACGATGATCGCCCGCAGCTGTTGTTCCGCCACGACGATCTCCCCTCTGAGGATTACGCCGAGCAGGCAAACGACGCGGTCTCGTACGGGTGGAATTACGAGTGGGACGCCGATCGAGCGTTGCGGGTTGTCCGCTACCACCTGATCGACGTCGGGACCGCCGCTGTCCGCTGCTACTTCGACCCGACCAAGGGGCCGGTGAAAACCGCGGTGCCCGTGTTCCAAGGCCAGCCCGTCTACGACACTCGGCAGGCTTACCGGATTTTGGATGAGGGTGGCGACTTGGAGATCGCCGACGTCCACGAAGGACGGGTCAGGTGGCAGCCGGGGTCGGCGTTCAACCTGATCGTCCCGCCGGGGATTCCGCACGAGAAGGACTTTCCGTGGGAGTGCTGGGACGACGTTGTCGAGGTGTCAACGGTCGAGGAGATGTTCGGCGTCAAGGTGAAGCCGGACGCTGTCGCCCCTCGAACCTCGGTGCAGCCGGAGGACACGAACCCTGACGGCCAGCGGGGACGGCCGAAGCTGGACGACCACGCCTACCTGCGGGTGTTCTTCGAGCGGCCGAACGGCGACCATCCTGAGGGGCGGACGGTGTGGCTTGTCGGCGCCGATATGAGCCCGGTCCAGGTTGACCCGCAGCTTCCGTATTTGGCGCCGGATGGGACTCGCCGGTCGGGGATCCACTACTTCCACTACATCCGGCTCTCGGACAGGTTCTGGTCCAGGTCGATGATGGAGCTGGGCCTCCAGCCGGCCAGGGCGTATTCGAAGCGCAGGACGCAGATCGGCGCGATCTACGACCGCGGCCAGCCGAAGGTGATCGCCGAGGAAGGCGCGCTCAAGAAGCCGCCCTCTGGGATTCCGGCCGAGGTGTTGTGGCTGAAGCCGGGGAAGCCTCGCCCCGATACGTGGGCTGGGTTGACCCCGTCGCAGGGGATGTACCAGGAGCTCGAGTCGTTGAAGCAGGACCTCGAGCAGGCGATCGGGCTCAGGGTCGCTTTGGGCGAGAACCCGGAGAATGTCGGCACCTATTCGCAGCTTGCGCTTCTCCGGGAGACGGAGACGAGGAAGCTGAACACGACCGTTGATGAAGCACGAATGGTCGTGTCGCATCTGGTTGAGGATTCGGTGTACGACATCGGCCGCTACTGGGGGCGGGAGAAGCAGGTTGCGATCGCCGGCACCGACGGAGCGTTGAAGGCGTTTTCGTTTGACGCCTCCCAGTTGCAGACGGTGTTCTACCGGGTGGAGGGCGCGAAGGGGTCGGCGAAGCCGAGGACGCAGGCTGCCCGGTTGCAGCTGATCCAGGATTTGTGGCAGGCGTCGCTCGCCTCCGGGGCTGTCAGGTTGGACCCGATCCGGTGGTTGAACTGGCTGAAAGAGTCCTACGACCAGGGGCAGCCGATCGAGCTCCCGTCGACTCCCCCCGACTATCAGCAGACGTTCGCGGAGTACGCGAAGCAGATGTTGGCGATGGGCGTGTTGCCGCCGATGCTCGACTTTGTCAGCCCGGATGTTCTCGTGCCTGCGGTGAGAGAGGTCGAGGTGCAGGCGACGTTGGCGAACAACGAGCAGGTTGTGCAGGCGTGTCGCGGCTATTTGGCGGTGTTGATGGCGGCGCAGCAGAAGAACTTGTTGCAGCAGATGTTGGAGCGGGCGCCGCAGCAGGCGGCCCAGCAGGCGGTCGGAGCCCAGGTTCAACTCGCGGCTTCGCAGGGTGCGCCGTCGAACGGCTCCACTCTTCCTCGTAGTTCCTGACGGCAGAAAGGCTCCTCTATGCCAGCTCTTTCGTATGGCGGGTACACGCCCGGCAAGCTTGTATCGGCGGCGTCCACGAACGCGACGGTGATCAAGGCGGGTCCGGGAACGATCGGGTATCTCGCTGTGTCGAGCGTGAACGCGGCCGCCCGATATTTGAAGTTGTACGACAAGGCGACCGCGCCGACGGTCGGCACGGACACGCCGATCCATACGTTCATCATCCCCGGGAACACCGCGGGGGCGGGGTCGAACGTTCCGGTGCCGGACGAGGGGATCAGGTTCACCGCCGGGATTTCGTTCGCGCTCACGACTGGGATCCAGGATTCGGACACGGGCGCTGTTGCGGCGAACGAGATCGTCGTCAACTACGGGTACGTCTAGATGGCGACCGTCCAGGTTTCCGTCCCGCTCGCCGTGCCGGATGCGTCGGGGAACGCCTACCCAGCGCTGGTCGCCGGGACGAACGTCAGGATGCTGGTTCCCGCGTTCGTGAAGGACGTGAACGGCGACTGGTGGGGGATCCTCCGCGTCCCCCAGAACTACGCGTCCGGAGGGAAGATCGTCTGCCGGATCGGTGCGAACTCGACGGCAGGCCAGGTTTCCACGATGCTTGTCGCGACGGTTGTTCGTGACACGGCGGCCGGGTGGGACGCGGCCGCGTTGACCGCTGAAACCGAGGTCGACACAACGCTCTCGACGACCGCGTACCGTCCCTCGGACGTGTCGTTCACCCTGACGACGACGCCTGCTGCGGGCAAGGACCTGGTTGTGAAGGTGCAGCACAAGGGGGCGGCCGCGAACGACACGTTGGCGGTGGACACACTGCTGTTCCAGTGCGTCTTCGAGTACACGAGCACCTGAGTTGGCGCGTAGCTTCACCGGCGGCACCGACCGTGTCGTCACTTCATCGCTGACGATCCCGTCGGCGATCTCGATCACCTGGTGGTGCAAGAACCCGGGGTCGTTCGGGATCATCTGGGACTTCCAGATC